GGACGGAGACGAGCGTGAAGCCCCCGACACCACTTGAGCAGGTTGTGACGTGCCTGAGTTAGTTTGTTTCTCAGTTTCCTGCACACGATCTTTACTTTGACCAAAGGACTTTTCAATCCTGCGATCAATTTCTTCATAAAATTCTTCATCATTGGGATCATATCCTTCTCCCTTTAGCTCCGCATCTATTGCAAGGGCGGCTGCTGTTTTAACTGTATCCTGACCAAACCACTCATTACGCTCTGCCCACTCATTTGCTTTTGGATCAAAGGCTGGTGCTGGTGCGGCTTCTTTTTGTTCTTCTTTAGAAGACCTTTCTATTCGCTGTGCTATATTAACTTTATAGCCCTGAACAGTTTTAAGATCGGATTGAGCAGCACTTAAAATTTCTTGAGCCGCAAGAACTTTCTCTTTGTCTCCTTCATCAAAAGCCTGAAGATATGCCTGTCTAGCAAGTTCAATATTTTGATTTAATTGTTTTTCACTAGCGCCTACACTACGAGAAGCAATACTATGTACTTCTTGTTCTTTCTTACTTATATTCTCTTTTAGTTCTTCATTCTGACGAAGCAGTTCATTAATCTGTTCTTCTCGTTCTTTACGCTGTCTAACTAATTGTCTAATTCTTTTTTCAGCGCCTTTAGTTTCAATACCTTCAAGTTCTTTAGGCTCTTCAGCTACAGCTTCTTGCTGTTCCTCTACAACCTCTTCCTCAACTTTAACAGGTTCATTTTCTTCTTCTTCAATCTCAAAAGCTACTTGTGTACTTTCTTCATTACCTTCAGAAACTTCAACAGTTCCCCAACCATCATTATCGTTACTCATTATATTCTCCGTTGTTTACGAAACAAACGATTTACGTTCATTATATTATATCACACTATAGTGATTTTTCCAAATTAGTTAGAACCTTTTCCTAAATTAAAGGTTGGATCAAGGTCTTTAGCATCTTCTACTTTCATAATAATCTGATCATCAAAGAGAAGAATAAGCCTGATACCCTTATAAAATAGCTTGGTTCCTGCATGTTTGCCGTAGCATACATAGTCACCTACGTTACACCATGCTCCTGCTGGGAATTTTTCTTTATCCATATATGCCAAATTTCCTAACGCTAAAACCTGTGCGACAGTGGTGAGATAAGACATATCTTCTTTAGTAGAATCTGGTAAAAGAATACCACCCTTGGTTACACTCTTAACTGTAACTGGTCTTACCAAGACATGAAATCCCGGTAGGGTGGGTAGTGGGCTGGGATCGGGGGCGTCATCCTCAGTAATCCACATATCGTTTTTTAGTGCGCCGCCTAAACCTACTTGTTGCATCTCTAGTTTTCGTCCTCCATATATATTCGTTTTTTTACAAGGTCTGTTAAATTATCTCTTGCCCACTCTAGGCTAGAGATAGAACCAACAATCTGTCGATAGTGCGAGTAATCTTCAGCAGAACCATTACCCAGTGTTAGTCTTAGATTGTTAATTTCTTTATTGTACTCTTTTATTACTTCGTCCCAAATTTCCATACCTAGATGTACATAGTACTCTTACGACTAGGTTTGATTGGCTTCGGGGTTTCCCATGTTTCTTTGGGCCACTCATTAAGAGAACTACGTGTGGTGCGTCCACCCGTAATACCTTCAGCATAGGGATCGCCAAAACTTTTGCTGGTATCCTTTACGTGTTCAGGATATCCTTTACCCTTCTTCATCATTAGTCATCTCCTTCATTTGTTCACTGGCTAATTCTACTAGATTTTCTAGTGCAGCCATATCCATTTCTTTATTATCGTCCATTTGTTTTTTAAGCATTTCTGATATAGTTTTTGCAAGCTCTCTTTCATTTACGCTTTCAATTTTAGCTTGCTCAATTTGAATTTTAGTTTGAAGTTCAGCTTCTTTAATAGCTTCTTTAGATTCTCTGTTAAGTTCAGCCTGTTCTTCTTTAGTTTTACTATTTGCAGAAGCTTTGAGCATTTCAATAATCTGTGCAGTTTCTTTTATATCAAGTTCTTTATTTTTAATTTCAAGTTCTGCTGCATCTGTTACCGTATCAGACTGAAGCTTTTGTTTCTCAAGCTCAACCTTGGCCTGTTCAAGCGCAACAAGCTGCTGTTCAGGGGACTGTGCCTGACCCATTGCCTGATTAGCATTAAGGATTTGTTGTGCTGCTTGAGCCATTGCCATTTCAACAACAGCAGGATTATTAGCCTGATCAGGAGCCTGTTGCATTACTTCATTTGCAAGCCCACTCATCTGTTCCTGATACTTCATTACAGAATGCTCTTGAATATTAGCTTGAAGTATTGGAGCAATACGCTGCATAATAGGATTAGCACCATTATTAGGGTCTTGAAGATATGCCATTTTTACCTGTATGTGTGCATCATGATTCTGACCGGGGAAAGCTGCAATTGGAATGCCTTTAGTGGATGCCATGATATCAGATACTGGATCAAGCGGTTGAGGTTCAATCTTTGGTGGAAGTATTTCATCTACATTAGGCATGTTGGAAGCAGTAAGAATAGTTCTATTCAAGGCTTCCAGATTAAACATACCGGGAGGAGACTGCTGTGCCATTTGCAGAGCCATGTTCGCCATCATCATGCGATGTGCGTTGCTGGGAATGTTAGGATCACTGACCGGAATAATATCTATACGACCATCAAAGTCTTGTTTAAAAATACTACGATCTTCATAGGGAACATCATATGGATATTCTTCTGGAAGATAGTCATAGTTAATACGAGCAAGAATACGAAACTCATCCTTCTGAGATTTGTGTACTCTTTTATGAATTGCTGTGAAGAACTTACTACTTGCCTCAAGCAAAGCCATAGTGGTGCCAACGGGTCCATAGGAGGCAGCATCGGAAATAACCTGCTCCGTGCTGTCCGCAAACTTCTGACCAGCAGTAGCTACGAAGTTTAACATCTGGAATAGAGTAGAGGAAGGCTCTTTGTAGGGAAGGGGAATAATAGCCTTTGACAAATCTATACCAGTTGCCTCAACCTCCTTGAACTCGCCGGGAGCAATAGGAGAGTTGTCGCCAACCATCCTCACTCCTTTAGCCTTAAATCCTCCCGGTAGATTTGCAAACTGCCCTGCATCTATTAGCGAACGCATTGCCGCAGTAGCACTCATAGTCAAATTACCAAGGAAGTGTATAAGACCAAGACCATAGAAACCAAAACCCGGTACAAACCTATAATGAACAAAGTGATTTACTTTTTCTTTGTTTGGATCATCTTGTTTATAGTTTCTACGAATGCTTAGTATCTGTCTAGACTGTTGCTCAACAGTTACAATGTATGGAAGGGGAATATCTTCCTCCTCAATATCAAGATAGCAGTGCTGTTCCAGCAGCACATACTGAGGATCATTATCTGATGTAGGAGACAACCCAATAATTGTATCCATTTTTTCACTAAAGGGAGTACTAGGATATTCAGAAGGAGAACTTAATTCAACATCTTCATAAACACCAGCTTTAATATCTCTTTTCAATTCAACAGGGCTGCGATAAATAACATGTGTATATCTGTCTGCATTTGAAAGATCAGTAGCATAATAAGAAATATAAAACTGATCAATAGGAATAAACTCTGACTTAGGACGCTTTACGGTGGCATCATAGTACAGCTTTTTAAATGCGGAACCAATCAAGGGGAGATGAAACAACATTCTTTCAAACTCATCAAAGTATTCGGGCATCTGCTCCGTTACCTGATAGTTCATAAAGTTTTGAACTCTGTTAGCCTGTAGTTCTTTTTCTTGTGTAGACTTGCCAAGTATCTGTGATTTGATAGGACCATTAGCAGGAAACAACTCACCGGAAGCTTTTGATTGGAACTTAACAGCAGACTCAATTAACAAGGGGTGTACAGCAGTACATGCACCCTCAAAGGGTTCGGTGCCTTGTTCAAGCTTTAAACCTAAAAGATCAAAGCCACGTTCAAACATCGACTCCCACTCAGCACGGGAATCTTTATCAGCCTCAAAGTTTTCAATTACAGTGGCTGCAATATCTGCAAGTTCATCTTCATCCATATCCTCTGCCATATTACCATACCATTCAGCAATATCTTCAGAGGCTTTCATTTCTACATTTTCAGAAAAGTCTACAATAACACCACCATCTTCAGCCACCTCAAAGGTAGCATCAATGTCTTCAATTTCAGGACCAAGAGGAACTACGTTTGTTTCTTGTTCAGGTATACGATCAAAAGGATTACGTTCAGTTGCCATTATGCAAGCCCCAATAGTTGTTGCGCTCTTAAAGGACCATAAATTCGAGCAAGCTCTACAAATCTACTATTATTTGGAAGGTCCGTTTCTGGGAAAAAGTTTGAAGTTAGTTCTGATGCAGGAATAAATGTATTTTCTACTACAGGAGTATTAACTGATACTGGTGCTGAAGTTCTCTGTACGTAACGCTTAGTACTTTCTGGAGTTGATACTGTATTCACATAGCTTTCTACTTGTTCAGGAGTCATGCCTGAAAAGAAAGACCCCGGCTGTAGTTGTCCTTGTACTGCAAAGGCAGGATCAGCCAGACCCATTGAAGGGTCAGCAGGAACACCGCTTATTGCTTCTGCTCTTTCTGCTTCTTCTAAACCAGCCAATGCATTTGTATAGTTTTGAAGACCATCAGAGGGAAGACTACTTAACGGACTTCCTGTGTAACTAACTCCAGCTCTACCTTCAAAAGCAGGATCAGCCATTCCTATTGCAGGATTATAAGCAGCCTCTTCTTCTGGAGAAAAGAAATCAAAAAAACTATTAACATTACTATCTACAAAACTACCAAAGTTTGCAGCGGCTGTATCAAAAGCTTCGCTAACAGGACCAGTAACTTCATCATAAATACTACTTACTTCATCTACAATTCCTACACCTGTATCACCTTTGGTTGCATTGTTAAGGCCATCTAGTACAGCACCAAACATAGAAGTATTTGTTCCACTAAGTGCCATATCAGAGACTACTCCAAACATACCAGATGGTCCACTGGCTGCTCTTGCAAGCATACCTAGTCCCTGATAAAATCCTTCTTCTCTTGCATTCTCAGTAAAGGCAGCTTGAGGACCAACAGCTTGATTAGGGGAATAACCTAGCATTCCTAAATCTGCTTCGCTAAGAGTGCCAAAGGAGCCTACTGCATTAAAAGCTGACAAAGCCTCCATTGCAGTCATTGCAGGATTTTCTTTTGCAAACTGTGAGAACAAAGCAAGGGTTTGGCTTCTTGGCCCTGTACCAGATGCCATTAATGTTTCAGGATCATATGCTTCTCTTGATAGAGCATTGGGCGCTCTTGCTTCAAACTCTCCACGATAACCTGTACCAAAAGTTTTATATCCAGCTTTTTCAAGTTCGTTCATTGGTGCAAAGTCTTTATAGTAATCAGAAAGCAAACCTGTATTAAGTTGAGTTTGTATTGTATCCATTAAGCTTGTATTTTTTTCTTCTGCTGCTTCTATACCAGCTTCTTTTAGCATATCTAAATAAGTTGCACTAAGTTCTTTTGCTGTGTCTCTATCAATTAAACTATCTAATTGAGGTAACATTTGTACAGGGTCTTGTAGTAATGCCGCAGGGTTATAGTTTGGATACCTTTCCTTCAAAGGCTTATATTTAAGGTTTTTACTGTATGTGTTTGGGCCTTCATAATCAGGGTCTTCTTCAAGTGCCAAAGGGTCTAGAAAACCAAACTCAGCAAAAGCTGCTGCAAGTGCGTCTTGCTCTGCCATTGCCGCTGCTTCTAATTCTGCTTGAACAGCCTCGTCCCTACTAAATCCAAAATCTCTAGGATCGCCTCGTTCACTGGCTCCTTCATCCGGTCCAGCCGGTCCCGGCCCAGCAGGTCCGGTCTGCGGTCCAGTATTGGGACTGCCCACTTCACCTGAATCATCGGCGCCGTCACTGCCCTCGCCCTCACCAAAACAAAAATGTTTTAGCTCATAGGGGTTCAGACCTAGAAACTCTAAGTTATCATAAATATTATATCTAGATTTTTTATGTCCAGTTAACATGATGTAATACCTTCTTCCCCTTTTTAGTTCTAAAGAATTTTATTTTTCCTTTAACACCTAGATGTCTAGGAACTTTCTTTAGCTCTTTGATTCCCTCTGTAGTGCCGCCCATAGGACAGACGATATCCATAATCCAGGGTACGTGTCCATTGTTCCAATCTTGTGCTGCAATGTCTCTTGTTGAGAACTCTCTAGCATTTGATGCTTCCTGATTCATAAATGCCCATGAAGCATAGAACAGCGGAACCTTTTCATTTGAAATAAAAATATATTGTTTAAGTTTTACTGGTGGTAATATTCTATTTATAATATCTATGGTTGTCCAGTTTTTATGTATATCAGATAAACCTAAAGTATATATTATTTTTTCTAGTTCAGTCACTACTTAATACCTTTTGCGTGTTCTTCTCCTAGCTCTTCACCATTCCAACTATTAGCAATAGATTCTCCAGCTTTACCGCTTAACCATTTCTGTATAGAAAAGAAACAAGCTCCATTCGGACCAGACTCTGCACCATGTACTGTATTAGGTTTTAATCTTATCTTATGCATGTAAGCAGAAGCCTTACCATTCTTTTCTAGATAGTGTCCTTCTTTCTTACTTAGAACTTCTTTACCCTGATATCTAAAGTTTGTTCCATATAGATAAACAACATAGCTATCTACATCAGGATGATTATGATCATAAGTTACAGTGTCAGGCTTCATATAAACTAGCTCAACCTGATATGCACCATGCCTAAAGAGAGTACAAGCGGTGTGTCCTTCAATAAACAAAAGCGGATTATCAAAAGGAACTTGAAACTTATTAGGACACTTTTCAAAATACCACCGCATAAAACCAGTTAGATCATCGTTAAACTCATAACCAAGATCATCTTTAATATAAGCAGATGGAAATAGTTTTAATTCTGGCTCTGTCTTTTTGTGGAGTGCAAAGATAAGAGCATTTAACTTCTTATCTAATTCTTCTACTTTTTTTTCTAAATCAATCATCCTATTATTATAGCACACTTTCTTAGTTTTCCCAAATCATACATTCCAGTAAGTAGCTGGTTTCTCTCTGGGTTCATCATCGTACTCTGGATCGTCAGGATGTGATAGGTGCCATGAGTCTTTCATGTAGTGTACTGCCATTGTCAGGGCATCCACTTGGTCATCATGGGCCGCATTGGGAAACCGTATAAGTTCTTCTATGAGATCATCTGCCCACTTCTTACCCTTGGGTATCCATAGGCGACCAGCTTCCATGATAGGAGTTGCTGCATAAACTCTGGATACCTTATCCCTGTCAGGCAGGTATTCCATTACTGGTAGGCCACTCCTACGCATATCCTGTATAAGAGATTGACCGGATGCCTTCTTCTCTACCATGCAGACATCAGGTCTATGTTCATTGTAGAGTTTCTGTGCCAGCCGTCGAAGTTCTGGATATTCAAAGCGTCCCTTGATGTT